CATGAATTATGCAACTGGCTCACATTCAGCTGAAACTGCTAATTCTGCTCCATCTATGATTGTACATCAGATAGTATCTCTTCATCTCTGCAAGATTTTAAAGAATGCTACTGCTACATTTGAAAATAATTATATTAAGAACAAACCAGATGTAACTATAAGTTTTGGTTCTGAGTCTCTTCATATAGATGTAACAACTAAGAAATCATTTGAAGATAAGGAAAAAACATATAAGAATCAATCAGTTCTTTTAATAGACAAATACAGTTACATGGAAAATGTTCTTAGAAGAAACTTCGATCCTGATTTTTATGATCATCTAATTAAACTGTCCAAAGCTAATGATCAAAGAGATATATATATAATTCAAGAGATGTTGGACAGACAGAAAATATCAAAAACCGAGTTTCAAATGACAGACCTAGATTTTGCAGATTTCCTTAGCAATTCAAATGAGAATGTACTAGATTTCTTCTGTTCTTGTGCAAGAGATGCATTATATGAGCATACTAAAGATCTTATGAATAAATCAAAAACAGAGAACTCAAAAGATTTTAAGTTTGTTAAAGAAGACGAAAATGTGGTTTACAGATCAAAGCTAAAACCTAAGAAAAAACTTTTTTCTTGGCTAGATTTTGAAATAATTAAGAGATTTAAAGAACAGTCTGATACTAGTATAAATCTGTCAACAAATGAAATTAAGTTTGAAATAAAGGATGACTTGCTGCGTCTAGCTTTTGAGACTCAAAAAGACCATGAGAGACCTTTTTATAATCAAGTAGATAAGCTAATGATTAATAGAAAATCATATGATGCTATTATAAACTACAAGAAGCAGACAAGATCATATTTGAAAGTGGCATCGCAAGACGTCAAATACTACAATGAAAACTGCAGGAAAATGGCATCTAAGAGAAATGCAAATTATTATCGAAGTTTCCCAACTGGTAAGATAACACTTTCTAACCATAATAAACCATGCAGTGATTATGTAGTTAAGAAACCAAAGAGTCATCCTAAACTTGTTCATTTCATACCAATTGAAATTAAAAGAGAGTCCAGTAACGAATTAATGATGAGTGAGAATCTTGAATCCTACATTGATAAAACATTTTATGACCTGAG